GGTTGTGGTTGTTCCACTTGCTGTATAAACCTTTTCAACTGCCCACTGTCCTGCATTTGGACTATAGTAAATAGGGTCATTATCGGAATAATTATAACAGGGCATGGACTCTCCTTATTCAATACTGGTATTAAATCGACGGAAGTTACCTACTATGTCGATATTTGAAATATTACATGGGGTTGGGTATGAGGATTTAATAAAGATCTTACAAGCCTCGGAGTAAGACAATACTTTAACTAGATGCTCACCCACTCTATCAATCTTAAGTTGATCATTCCTAGCCAATAAACTATTGATATCTGTTGGGTAGAATGTAACTTTATTATCTAAACGTCCTCTTCTATCAATAACAATATCATATGATCCTGTATTGTAATGCCTAAAGGTAGCTCTTTTTATATTAAGAACACCTTCGTAAACTGTAGCTTGATCATCTGAAGATCTTTGTACTTGTTGTGATAACTCAATATTCATTTCATAGGGATGGCCTACATAGATTGGATATGTTGTATAGTTACCTGTAAGGACAAAACTAGTTTTTATAATACCGTTTTCATTTACTGTAGTTATTCCATTTGGTGGAATTGGAATTACAGTATAAGCATCTGTACTCCATTGAGGAGCCTTAATTACATAGGCTACATCTGGATCATAGTGAGGCATTGTGACTGTAGTTGTATTATTACCACTAGAGTAAACCATACTAGCGGTAGGAACAGTAGTTAACCAATCTACCATTGGGGTAGAAATAGATACTGTTTCTAAAGATGCAAAGAATACAACTAAACCCTTAGCGTTTTGTGGATTAATACTTCGCTTAGAAACCATATATAGATCTTTTTCATATGCTTTAATACTTTGGAGATTATCTTTATCAGATAGAATCCATCTATAGTAAGCATTTTGAATTACCTTTTCACCATTGGTTCTAAAAGTAAAGAAATAAATATGATTCTTTTGGTTATCGTCCACAAACATAAGTGAATTGACAGCTGAGTTTGTTGTAACTGCGCCATACTCTAGGGGTAAATAACCTTTGCAATGTGTACTCATATCCATAGAAGTGGAGAATTCATCATTAAAGGCACTACCTGATAGGTACATATACAATCTACCAGCATCCATAAAGAAGATATTGTTACCCATCTTCTGTGGTTCTACTAGTTTAGAAGTACTGTAGAACGATGTAGGACGGAACTCTACGTTAAATGGGGAGATACCTGTGTCAATAGAACCACCTCTTACTTCAAATTGTACTGAGCCTGAGCTAGCTACAAATAAAATAGATTGGAATGGTACAATGAAACTTAGTTTATTGTATGCACCAACGGTTGATTGAATATCAATGGGATCTGTTTCGGTTATATTCTGAACATCGTCAACCCAGAAATTAAAGAAACTGTTGGTACGGCTGGCAAGCAAGGTACTGTCTGTAGCAATCCATAGTCTATTCTTCCAGAATGCCATGGATTGAACTTTTTCTTTACGCTCTAAAGCCTTAGGACCTGGGTTGCTTAGTCTAGTACCAGCTCTGCGTGGGAACAAAGGCATGAACTTAACACGCCATTTGCCATCTGTAGCTGTATCTTTATAGATGATTAATGGGAATCTTCTGTGGTCAAATACTGAGTTAGCATCTTCTGTTCTAACTCTTTCAAAGTATGGGTTCTTACCGTACCGTGTAGCGCGATAGATACTGGATGGGAAAGTTAGGTAAGAGTTTCTTGTTTGATAGATTTTACCATAGCCATACACCGTTTGGCCGTCACGAACCAGCGGAGGCAGTGGTGATGTCTGATGATAGTGATCTCGATTGAAGTCAATTGAAGTTTGTGGGATTGGGATGATCTTTGGTTTGTCGTAGTATTGACTTAGCATTCTTTGTGCTTTAAAACCATTGACATCGTTTACATCGCTTTGGACTTCTGTAGCAGGATACTGTGGAATAACACTAAAGTCATTTACATTTTGACCACGCTCTTCTTCTTCTAAAGTACCAGAGTTTACATAGAAGTCAATATCATCTCTAATGTTGGACCAATACAATGTACTAGATAGATCGTCTTCATAGAAGGGGTTTAGGGGATTGTCCGATGTTGTTGTTTTATAGTTAACTGTATCTCCTGAATGGATATACTCGTTAGTAGCTTGTGCAGAGTACCATGATTCAGTATTTGTAATTTCTAAGGAAGAGTTATCTGGTAAATAATCTAGTGGTACGAGTTTATTCCATAATAATAAACCAATATCAAGATCTACAGAACCAAATGTATCCTTAATTGAGGTGGCTGGTACGGTGTAATTCTGGTTTCCAACTCTATAACTAGTAGTTGTATTCTTATTACCAAAGGTTATATACTCAAATATACCTCTATTAAATCCACTGGTATTGCCTTCCGTGGCACCAGCAACAACGTCTACATCTTCTAGGATCCATTCTGTAGGTTCGATTCTAAAGACCGTCACTAAGGATGCTAGGTTGATTGTAACAGCCGTACCATTGTGGGTATAAGTAAAGTTCTTAGCAACTGTAGGATCAAAGGTATAAGCTGCTCGGTTAATAATGATACAGTAACGATTATTCCCATCTACATCTAAGTAATGGAAGTAAAGATTATCTGGATTAAAGTTAGTGGCTCCCCCAGTAAGGAATGTACTGGGGGGAGTCACATGATTAACTGGTAGATAGGTACCAATACTGGCACCATCCTTTGTATAGTTTACCTGTACTAGAGGTGGTCTTTTTTCGATAGACTTCTCAAGCGATACCAAGCAGTTGTCAATATTCTCTGCCTCACTAATTAACCTTTTGGTAGGAGCTTGTCGCCCTACGCCACCACTGAGTGTATTGATTGGAAGTCTAGTAAACATTAAAACCTCGTTCTGGTAAAGTATGGATCATTACTAAGGATGCCGCGTCTGTCAACAGCCGCTCTAGTTCCTGCATCTCCTAGGAATATAGATCTATTTTTCTTAAAGATATCTGAAGCACGTCCTCTGGCGATATGGTATTGTTCACGCACAGCCATGCGTTTATCCACATCTAAATCGCCTTGGGTAATAAGTTGATATTCTCTGGCTGCGGATTCCATGATGCCACGTTGTAACGCAGAATCAATATTATCCCAACCATAATAATCTTGTGCATTGCCTAGAGTAATAATAACTTCTATATCCAGAGTCTTATCAAACACATCTGTCTGCTTTGTTATATTGAAAAGCACAGGTCCGCTATTTGTGGACTTTAATGTAGTTTGGATCACCTCCCCCGTCGTAGGATCAAATAGTGGTTCTACGACCTGAGCATAACAAGCATTGGACGGTAAGTTAATCTTACCATTTAGATCTGGAGCTATAGTTGTTACATATCTATTATTGGCAATACCTCTCATTACCATAGCCTTGATTGTTTGATTTAAAATGAACTGAGCAACACTGGTGTCTACTCCAGATTCACTGGTTAAATCAGAAATCAAATGCTCTCCCGAGGACAACAGCATATGATTAATCGCATCTGTATAGCTGTATAGTCCCATTACTTAGTTCCTTTCTTCCCGTAGGGAACTAGCTTGTTAAGATATTCTTGACGTTTCTGGCAGCCACAGCCTTCGGTTTGTTTAAAACCTACAGCCTTTGCCACCTTAGCTACCGTATCGCCAAGACCTTTAGATGAATTTGTAACTGGATTAAATGGTTTCATTTATCCTCCTTGCGAAAAAAATACCTAGGGGATCTTTCGACCCCCTAGGCATGTATTAAAATGTATTAGCTAACGCTAGATTAAGCAACGGTTATACGGTTATATCGCCTTGAATTGCGCCACATAGTTCTGGTCGTAGAATACCAGCACCAGCCATGATGGAGCTAACAGTAAAGAATGTACCTCTACGGACATCCTTTACAGTCTCAACCTTCATGCCTTGTAAACGTAGTGAGCATACAGCACTCTTTTGCCAGATAAGGGCTTTAACTGGAGCAAAAGTATCAGTAGCTTCGACCACACCGTTTCCATCGGCATCAAAACGGGTTTCACCACCATTTTCAACTCCACGACCCCATTGGAAATCATACTTAGTATCGCCAAGATCGTGAATCATTGGAATCGTTGCAGTAGCAACTGGTAAACCAGTAGTTGTTGAGAAACCAGTTTTTGCAACATTAGCGGCAGTGCTGCTATAAACAGTAGCAAAGTCTAGTTGAGCAAGGTGATTACTCTTAACAATCTTAACACCCATATAATCTAGTGTTTCTTGAAGAGCAAACATGTTGTTATTAAGAGGAGCACCAAGGCCACCAGCTTCGGCTACACCACCGAAGAATGGACGACCAGCACCACCGACAAGGCCAGTAGCATCACGGGCAATACCAAGAGCACGGATGTCGTGGAAAGCTTGTGGAGTTACAGCGCAGTATACTTCGCCCATGGTAGCATCAATTTCTGAAAGCTTAACCATGTAACGCTCAATATAATCAAGAAGAAGAAGAGCAGCATCAGTACGTTGAGTTTGAGTACTAAGTCTATTTCCTAAGTGATTAAAGGCACCATTTTTTGGAAGAACTTGATTATTTGCATGATTCATACCAGCATAATCAGTACCAAATGGTACACGATTAGCAGTAAAAGCAGCTTGAGCAAGCATACAAGCAATTTGCTTGTCACGGATGTAACTGAGTTGAAGACCAGCTTGACGAGCTAGTTCAGCACGGTAGTCCCATTGGGTAAGCATTAGATGGATATCATCTAATTCAAAGTAAGCAGCCATTGGGCGTTGATCTAGTGAAATATCGAACCAACCTGGAGTGGAAATACCACTGTTACCAATTAGTTCTTCACCAGCAAGCCAAACACCCTTATGACCAACAGTACCAGTGATTGGGAATCGCTTGGTAGTACCTGATTCAATGGTTTCAGTAGTAACCATTGGCTCAAAGATGTTGTATTGATCATAAGCATTAATTACTTCACCTGACCAAATAGGAAGCCAATAAGAAGGATCTGACTGATCAATATTAGCCACGGATGGGATAGAAGTCATTGAAGCAGCTTGTCCACCCTTAGGCCAGCCACCATGGCCAGTCATATTACTAAAGTTACCAACTGTTGCGCTAGGATATCCCGAGTCAATGGGATAAAGATTCTGTGTATTTTCTGGCATGTTTGTTTCTCCTTATATAGAAACTCTCTATTATTATTAAACATTAAACAAAGGAGAAACCATTAGTTGTTCCGTGTCCTATAGGATTATACGGAGTTAACGATTTCTGTAACCGTACTTAGAGGTATTAACAACCATTGCTTCTACTGCTCTTCTGTAGTTGGTATCAACACGATACCTTGGATCTCTCAGTGCAGCTTGTTGTTCAGCTTGGTTTTTAAATACCTGTACGGATTGTGGAACCTGTGAGGGGTTTACCCGATTATCCATTGGCCTAGGTTCCTGTGAAGGGGCCTTTGGTGGGTTTTGTTGCTCAAAGCGAGCCTTAAGTCCTAGTAGGACATTCTTATAGGCATTAGTCTGAAGTGCTCTATTAGTAGCAGCAACCTCTTCTGCAGTTAAGTTTTCCTGAGCCCATTTGAACATACGCTTAAGATTGTCATTACCTCCGACAACCCCAGCTGCATCGTCCCATGATTGCTTGGCAAGAGCCTTACGACCCTTAATTAACTGCTCAATAATGACCTCATCAGCACCCATCTTGGATTGAATTTCCTTGCGTGTAGCGTCACTTACGGCACCCGTTGAGTCAATTTCCTTGCCCCAACGAAGCCAATCTTCTGAACTTACACGACCTGTAGGTGGTTGCTGAGTTGGTTGAGGCGCAATCTTTAGATCCTCAGGAATACCTGATAGGTCCTCGACTGGCTCAGCCCGAGCAACTGGCTGTGAGTCCGCAACATAGTTGGGATTGGTCACGCCGTTTTGATTGTATTGCTTCTTAAGCGAAGCGATCTCTTGTCTTGCTTGGGTAAAACCCTTACGGGCTTCGACCAAACTGTTGAACCAGTCATCCGCAGACTTGAAATTACTTGGAATCTTTTGACCCTGATCCTGAACATACTTCATAAACATGGCACGTTCATGTGCGATCTGGGGACTCTCGGTCTGTACTGGGGTGGCTAATGTTGGCTGAGTCTCGACAAGTTGAGATTGTTCAGCATTAATTGGTTCTGTCATTTAAATATCTCTCCTTTAGATTGTTCGTTACTTAGAACGAGTCTTAGGTTTCTTTGGTTGAATTGGTTTCTTAGAGTCTGGCTTAGGGCCAGTTCTACTTTTGACATACTCTAAGTCTTGTTTTGTATTCTTATTAATTTTCATCGCTTCTTCATCTTCTTACCAGAAGCCTTTTTCTTCATTGCTTTTTTCTTTTTCTTAACTGGCATTGGTTCCTCAGGTGGCATAGGCATTTGAGCACCCATACCCATTTGTGATTCCATCATACCTGGGCCCATACCTGTTGGCATACCCATTCCCATACCCATCATTGGCATTCGTGACATACAAACCTCATTTCTTTAATTTTTTCCAAATACCCATACCTGTAATATGGTAGTTTCTTTCTACTACAGTTACGTTACTATTTCCTGTAATATCTCCACCAGCTCTAAAATCTAACTGTTTTTGGCTGGCATTAAAACCTGTGTAAATATCTTCTCCTATATCAGTTAAGTTAACATCATTAACAGCAGTAGAAGTAGTGGCTCTGGTGTAAATTTGGCTGCTTAAGTTAATAAGAAGAGTTCCTGCAGAATTATTAGCAAAATTAAGAGCCCCTGCATTAGTTGCTGTAGTAGCATGAAATAAAGCTCTTAATCTATTAGAAACTTGACCATTTTGAATATTAATTGCAAATTTTCCATCTACATTCCTAGCAGAATTTTCTTCTACAAGAGTAAATGTTTGATTTTGTGTGTTATCTTTTGGATCAATATAGACACCATATGCTAAAGCTACACCTTGTTCAAATGAAATTGCTGGCATGTGTTATTCCTTTATTTAAGTTTTTTAAGTAATCTAAGACCAGTATTATGATAATCTATTTCACTAGCAGTAACTTCGGTATCTGTGTCTTCAAAGTTATTATAAGTTAATGGAAGTTCTCTAATAACAGCAGCTTCCTCTACACAAATAGTAAACTGACCAGGAACAGTAATGTCATTTCCACCCTTTATACTTGCTATACTTGCATACATTGAATTATTAACAGTATTAAAAGTATGACCTTGTGAAATTAAACTAGCAATAGTTGTTGTAGCCACTTGAGTACCATTAGCAAACCAAGTAATTGTTCCATTATTAAACCTTACCTCAAGTTTATGACTTGCAAAAGCATTTAAATTTGTATTTACAACGTAACAAAACCCAACAGTATCAGTTGAAGATACCGCATCTACTTGAGCTATTACAACACAATGCCAAGTAAATGTAGTATCATTTAATCGAACAGGTAAAAAACCAAAACCACGCGAAGTACCTATAAAAATAGGTAGTGGAAAAGTTGAATCAGTTCCATAGGTATTTTGAGTATGGAAATATCTATAACCAACAAAGAATTGAGTATGATTAGCTACTTTTAAACCTGCTTCAACACTTGAGTTTTCGTTTATATCAAAATATTCTACATAACCCTTAAAGTAAAGTTTTGTATTTACATTATCAGTTAGTTCAAGATAACCATTTACTGTATTGCTATTCTCTGTTATTAAAACACCATTGCGATTAAATTTAACATCATGTAAAAGAGATCTATTTAATAGAGTTGTTGTATTGCCGCATGTAACTCTTAATACTTTACCATTACTAGTAACAGAGCCACCAGTTGGTGACGCAGCGTGTCTTTGAATTTGATACCAATTGCCAAGTGATTTACCATTAGTCCACTTAATTGCAGTGTCCACTAAGTTACCACCATCTTTAAGAACACTGGCGGTGTGTGCTGCATTTAATCCCGCAATAGTATATGTGGTAGATGCAGAGTTATATAGGTTAGCTGCAGGAGTCTGGAATGCTGGTTGATCAAACTTATATCCAGCTGGTGCAGTTAGAGTAGACACGGCAAGGCCCGCAAATGTAGCATTAAAAGCGTAATTAGCACCTTTGTTTAAAGCAAATGCTTGGGGAAAGGAAATCAATGGCATGTGTTATACTCACTTTCCGCAGCCGCAGCTGCTTTTTTTCTTTGGTTTCTTTTTCTTTTTCATTTCTTTTTACTTTTCTTCTTGGACTCCCAAGATACTGGTTTTGAGGATTTCTTAGCTGCCACGCCTTTAGCTGTGCATTGAGCTTTGGTTGGTCGGCAAGCGGGATAAGAGCCGCCAGACGAGGCAGACTTACGACCACAGGGTCCACCTGTCTTACAGTTTACCCAGCCCTTACCATTGTTCCGCTTGAACCAACCATGTAACCCTTGTTTCTTTTCAAGGGAGAAGTCAGCCATTACTTATAGCCCTTCTTCATTGACATCTTCTTCCCAGTCTTCTTAGCTTCGGTTTTGGCCATAGCCTTACCCTTAGCGGTGTATGGGAATTCTTTCTTTCCTACTTTTGGCATATTATCGCCCTCCCTTCTTGGTCTTATTACCCCAGTTCTTGGCACCTACCTTACGGCATTTGACCATGGAACCCGAGGCATACGCACTATGCTTACCTTTATATGCTTTCATTACTTTTGTGTAACATGCATCCTTTGGCATAGATTCTAACTCCTAGGTTATTTGTTGAACCCCTTGAGTGTCTTTGCTAGGTTGCATTGACGCTTTGTTTGGGTAGTTAATTTACCTCCTGCACAATAAGAGGAGATAGACTTACCAGCAGCTTTAGCTTTCTTAGTTAAAGCACCTGGCCTTTTAATTGCATCTTTGATCCAGTTTTTTTTGCTTGCCATTTTAAACCTTATTGTACAATAGCAACAAACTGATCTAAAATTGTCATATTATCGCTAGCGTTATGTACTGTTATTGTGTGTTGACTTGAATTACCGTTAAAGTTTGGTCCAGGAAATACAGTAAAAAATACCCATTGATTATTTGTTACTGTAATTTGTCCTTGATGATTTAGTGCAGTAAATCCAGTTGGTTGTGTAAATACTTGAGCATCACCTCCTGTATTGGTAGCTTCTACTTTGTATTGCAAAACCATTTGATTACTACTACTAAAATGTACCTCTAAAGTAATAGGAACATTTATTCCAGTTATTTGTTCAGCTGTAATGTAATAAGATGTTGGGGATTGGTTGTATAAAACATTATCCCAATTTACAACATTTGGTATAACATCTCCACTTGGTGGTGGAACAGGAAACCCATACTTTCTAAATGGAATCCTAGCCAAACAATCATTTGGCCTAAAGCAACCACTTTTAATTAAACATCCCTTTGCAGCATCTTCTGCCATAGCTAAAGCATTAGCAACGGAATTAGAATTAAAATTACCAACATGAATATGTCGATTTACTTTTAAAGTTACTTGATGAGATGGGTTTGGAAGTCCTTTTAAAGTATAGTAATACTCTAAAAAGTCTACTCCTTTTACTGGAACATTTGCTGCGATTGCTTTTAACGCCATATTACCCCCAACTTGCTAATAGTAAAGATAGATCACCAGATCCTACTTGACCATCTTTATCTAGGTCGTATGGATTGGGTCCAAGTGTAATAGATCCCCAGTTAACTAATAGCATAGCCATGTCTTGGGAACCAACCAGACCATTATAATCAAAATCACCCATAACTGGATTGACTGGAGCATTGGTAAGTGTACCAGTAACATTCATTCCAGGCACATCTGAACCATAGATTACGGTTTCTGCTGTATGAAATACAGTGAACTCAGGTAAAATATCTACAGAAGTTGGAGTATAGTTTGGCAATACTTTAAACTTTAAGGTAGTTAATAAACTTGGCTGTTGAGTAATATACACAGGAATTCCCGTTAAAGGAGCAAGCCAGTAATACAGACCATTACCATCTGCGGGTGGTAAGGTTTCATTGATTCCATAGTAGTCCCAGTTACCTTGTGGTAAGAAAGATGCTAATGGTTCTAGAATATTAGAATTATCAATACCAACAAACTCTAGTTTAGTGGTATCCCATCCAAACACAAGATCACATGAAGTAATTCGAGTTTGGTTGTTAGCCTGAACTAATACCTGAACGTCTACGGTTTGACCGATTACAGCAGGAGTAATACAACTAAGTATAATATCAATCATGTTAATCCTAGTATTTCGTTTTTACGTTGTTCTGTTAGCAGATTGACACTAACTAAATAGTTCATACCAGCCACAGTCATAGGGTCGTTACTAATTACTTCCTGAGCTGCTTGAGCTAATTGTTGAAAGTCAGCGACATTTGGATCAGTCAATGCAGCAGCTCGGAAAGCAGCTCGTTCTTCTACGGTAAATCGTAATAAGAATTGGTAAGAAGTCCAAGAAAATACAGCTTGAATAGGTACAAAAATAAATCTAGGTGTTAAGTTTGAATCGTAAATCCAACCTATAGCACACCGTTCATTTTCATTTAATAAAACAAGTAAAGTATTTTGTGTCCATACTTCTGGATTTTCTATGATAATTATATTTTCTACTACATTTGAATTATTTATTACAGCGTATCTCATAAGTTATTCCCAATATAAAATTACAATACCAGATCCACCATTTCCACCATTTCCACCTTGATTTGGATAATTTGTTCCTGCGCCACCTCCACCACCTCCTGCCCCATATCCGCCATTTCCGCCATTACCACCACTTCCAGCATTATTACCACCACCGCCACCACCGCCAGATCGTGAATAATCCCAGTTTGTACCTCGTCCTTGATTTTCACTACCTCCGTGACCACCACCAGCCGTTCCTCCAGGAGTTACATTGTCATTTGGAATGGTTGAACCCCAAGATTGTGCACCAGCGTACTGAACATTGGAACTACTACAGCCACCACCTCCTCCTCCACCCATACCAGAAATACCCCAACCAGTAGGGCCGTTTGTAGCCCCAGGAAAACCACCATTTGCTGTAGTACTACTACTACCTCCTATACCACCTTGAAGTCCTGCTACAACGGCACCACCACCACTTGCAGATGCATTATTTCCCCCAGTACCACCAAAACCATTGGGACCAGCTGCCAAACGAGTAGTTACGCCATTAAGAGTTCCTTCAACGGATGAAACTCCTCCTCCAGTTCCGTTCGTTCCTGATACACCAAGGTTAGTTGAACCAGCCCCGCCAGTTCCTCCTGCTCCAACTACAACTGTAATTGTTCCAGAAAGAAAAGCAACATGGTGTTCTGTTAGATATGTACCGCCTCCTGAACCTCCACCACCACCAGATCGACCCGCTGTAGGAACGCTTAATGTACCGCCACCACCGCCTCCACCACCACCTAAGCAAATAATTCTAAGTTTTTTTGCACCACTTGGAATACTAATTCCAGATGTTGTTGATGTGTAGGCTTGTCGAATAGGGGTAAAAGAGCCAGCAGCAGCCCATGCGCCATCGCCACGGAGAAAAGTTGTATTATCAGCGGTACCTGTTGCCGAAATCTTAGCTACAGTTACTGCAGCATTGTCAATTGTAAATGTTTGTCCAGCATCACTAACTGTAATATCACCCTTGTCGCCATCGTTCAGCGGGCAGAAATGGATGATGTCGTCATTGAAACTGCGTATAAACAACTTGTTGGAGCGATAATTCATTGCAAGTTCACCAACTTCTAGGTTGGTCGTAGTAGGAACTGCACTGGCTACTACACTTCGCTTATGAAGCAACGTAACTGCCATTAGAATGAGCCTCCATCAAGAGTAATACCGTCAATAGTACCACCAGTAATTGCAACACTGCTGGCATTCTGAGTTGCCATTGTGCCAAGACCAAGAGTAGTTCTACCAGCCGAAGCATCAGCATCGTCTACTAAGCTACGACCAAACGCAGTAAAACTAGTGGTAGTAAAAGTATCAGAACCAGTAGCGTAGATTACAGTATTAGCTGAGGTGCTTACGCCAGCCAAGGCAGTTAGGGTAGCATCTAGAGCCTGAGCGTCTACGATGCCGTATCCAGCCAAGGTGGTTGGGTTAGTACCTGATGTCACTAGACCCTTGGCATTGACTGTGACGGATTTATAGGTGCCAGCAGTAACGCCTGAGTTGGCTAGGGTAGTTGTAAATGAACCAGTACCAGAACCAGTCACATCACCCGTTAGGGTAATGGTCTGATCACCTGTGTTGGTACCGCTGACTGTAGAGGCTGCACTTACAGTAAGATTACCGCTAAGGGTAATTGTTCTATTAGCATCATTAACATCAATACTTAAAGTTCTAGCTGTAGTAAGGTCACTAACGTTATCAACCTTTAAATACAAACCAGTTGAAGAAAGTCCATTATCATATAAATATAATTGACCATACATGTTTTGAGAAGATGAAGTACTGTTACTAAGGGCATCGGTAATACCGTAACCACTGAGTGTAGTTGGATTAGTACCAGCAGTCACACGACCATAGGTATCTACAGTTACAGACTTATAGGTACTTGCAGATACACCTGTAGTTGCAAGATCAATACTATCGGCATTGACTACAATTCTGGAAGCCGAAGCAGTGGCAACATCAATGGTATTACCGCTCTTGGTAAGACCAGTTCCTGCTGTAATCTGACCAGCACCTGAGAACTGAGTCCAAGTAATACCTGTAGTACCAATAGTAATTGGAAGGTTTGTAGTAACTACATAACCATTGTCAGCATTAACTGTACCTTCTTCTACGAATTCAAACGAACCAGGGAATTCTACATCCTGATTCATGTCAGTAGAACGAGTTAGTACGAATACAGCACTGGCTCCACCAGTAGCAGTAACAACATACATACCGTTTTCAAATGCGTTTGCTTGATTCTTAACTAGGATTCGATCATCAACCGCTACAGCAACACTGTCTACAGAAAGAGCGCCGTTAGCTGTACCAGTAATGGTAGCATTAATACCACCAGTACCGTTAGAATAAGTTGATGTTGGTAAAGCTGCTGCAGTAGCAAGACGAGCTGAAGTATGGGTATGGATACCTTGTGATACGGTATCTACATATGCCTTGGTTGCAGCGTCTTGATTCTGTGTGGGATCGGCAAGACCAGTAATCTTACGGCTGTTGAATGGAACATCAGCGGTTGGCTGTGCCATTTGATCAAGTCTGTTTGTACGAACTTGAGTATCAAAATCACTGATCTTAGCAGCAGTTAGTGTTGGGATATCAGCAGCAACCAATGATCTAAAGGTTGGCGCACCACTACTGCCGTTGGGAGCAACAAATACCTGATTAGCTGACTGAGAAGCAAAGGTTGCTGTCAGTGTGCCAGTGGTTGTTACTGGACTGTTGCTAACAGTAAAGATTGCAGGAAGAGATAGACCAACACTAGTGACCGTTCCAGAACCAAGACCAAGGGCCTTAACAAATGCGGTAGTTGCTACACTTGTATCATTGCTACTTCCAGCAGGGGTGGTTGCGGTAGCGGATGAACCTAATGCAACAGTTCCAGAGAATGTCTTATTACCAGTAATTGTTTGAGTACCAGCTAAACCAACAAAAGCACCAGAACCTCCAATTGCTTCAATTGTAGTTGCAGTACCACCAGCACCACCTGTACCTTTACCATAGTACAGTGTCATATCGACTTCGTTAAATGCTAACTCAGCATTCTCTAGTGTGGTTGGGGCTCCTGCGTTTCCTGATGCTCTGCGTTTAATTCTAAGTGTGTTTGCCATTTATCTCTCCTTTAAAAGTTACCACCATCGGTAAGTGTTTCGGGTGCTTCATTAATCCACTTGGTTCCAGAATATCTAAATACCTGACCAGTGGCGGGACTTGTTACTTGAAAATCAGATAGATCACTAAGGGAATGGAAGTGTGCGGATGGATCAGCATCTAGATAAGTGAGTGCACTCCATGTTGCAATACCATTACCCACTTTTAATTTATCGTTGGTTACATCATATCCTATTTCTCCTAAGGCTAGTACTGGATTTGTTGTGGTCCAGTTAGCTGATGTATCTCGACGTACTCTAATTGTATAGGGCATTAGGCACCACCTCCATCTAGTATAGGAGTGCCTGTGTATACACCAGCATCTCCACCATCTATATCAAATAAGCCCGTACTTGGGGCTAAACCACTAAGTCTAGAGTCATCTGCTCTTACTGCTTTGCTAGATGAAACTTCACCATTAGCCGCAAAGTTAACAGATAAAGATCTATTCTGAGTAAGGTCGCCACCACCAAGTAATCCATTACCAGCCGTAATTGTAATGCCAGCATCAGCAATTTGTGCAGTAAATGCACTAAGTTCACCGCCATTACTAAGTTTTAAACCATAACCTATTGTTACTTCTTGTAAAGTACCAGTACCAGCTGATGACCAACGACCAACTAATCTACCCTGTTGTACAGTAGTATAGGTTTCTACTTTACCAAGCCGAGTAAACAAATCTGTGATGTTATCCTGAGCCTTGGTTATATTTTGATTTAAATAAACCGTATAAGAGTTTAAAGAAATCAAAGTATTTTCATGCTTACCAACTTGAGTTTGTAGGAAAGTTAATTGTGGTTCTTGTACAGCAAGACTAAGTGCACTTTTTTGTTCAGCTAAACGCCGTGCTACGGCTGATTGTTTTCTGTCCATTATCCTTTACACTTCCTACCTTTGGGGCAGGATTGTTTAGAACCACCTGGACCCGCCCATAGGTTTTTACAGGCCCAGTATTTGGCACTTAGTTTATTATCCGCAGAGTCGCAATTATGCCGTGCTTTGAAAGACTTACGAGCTTCCGAACTATAGTTGTGACCATAACCTTTTGCTCCAAAGTGGATAATTTTTTCTTGACCATTGGCACATGCTTTAACCATCTTCTTCTTGCCAGCGGAAGTTGAGGCTCTTGGTTTATTACAAGGCATTGATTTTTTATCAGGTCTTTTAGCCATTGGGTTGTCCTCCTAGCATCTGCATTGCTTGCTGTCCTAATTCTGGAGGAATGTTTGCACCACCAGTATTCATTAGGTCTTGCTGAGCAGCACCACCCATAGCCTGAGCAGCCGCACCAGCAAACATCTTTTGCATTTCCATTTGTTGCTGAGCCTTTGCCATTTCCATCTTTTCTTTCTTTAGTTCTTCGGCACTGCGGACCCAGTTGTTTGCATCAAATCCCATAGCCGTGATCAGGGCTCTAGCATAGGACTCCCACTTGAATGAAGAAGCGGCTTCAGGTGGTAAGTTGCGAACCATCTCACCCATTTGGAGTAATTTGGTGATGTCTGATTCACGGCTAAGGGACTGGAGGCCAGTTAAAATTTCAATGTTAAGGATACCATTCTCTTCATTGAATTGATCGGCCATTCGTTGATCAATCTCATTGTTTTCAATCATAAGATAGATTGTTCTTCTGATGATTGGTACCATAAAGTCTCTGGCAATAGCAGAGAAGGTACCACCAAGGATTGTTTCTAACTCGTTACCAACTGCGCGAACAGCCGTAGCTGTTACACGATCTCCTGTTGGCATTGCTGCGGTCTGTAATAGGAATCCTTGTCCTACTTCTTTACGCATATTGTCTACAGCTGATGCACAAGCCTGTAGTTGTGGATTGATTGTTTCACCTGGGGTGATGACAAACACATCTTCTTTTCTGGCACCAACCCAAGTACCATTCTGTGCTCCAGCAAGATCGTCAATTTCAGTAATACCAGCTGGATTTACACCCATGAAGAATGTAGATCCTGCTGCCATACCTTGAATCATAGCACGACTGTAAGATTCTAGGGTACGAATATCTGAATAAATATCCTCGACGTGAGATCGGCCATAATCTTCACCAGACACACTAGCCCAACGAAGAATAACATAAGGTAGAACACTGTAGAAACCTTTATCAATGATTTCTCCGTCCAGTTCTTTCTGTACTTCCCAGAGGTTTTCTTCGTTTTGGAAGACTCGGATGTATACTGTTTTAAAACCTGTTTGTTTTTCCTCGCCCGCAATGAAATCATAGGCACTAGCCGCCTCCTCGTTAGATGGAGAAATGAATTCAAGATAGATAAATTCCTTTACAGCTCCGTTTACATCACGACGAACAACAAACTGATCTAAACGAATTGAACGGAATGAGTAATCGTTTTCCATTACAATCAATACATCGCCAATAACAATCAAATGTTGCATGGCAAGGTATGAAATCTCTCTAAGATTATTAGAGATTAGTTTACGATAGACTTGTAGAGATAACTTACTAAGGTATTCTGAAATCTCTGGTGTTGGTTCTCTACCATTCTTAAGACCAAAGCTAAAGAATGGGGTATCATTTAAAGGAATGAGAACACTGAGGATCTTACTGGCTAAGGAAGTAACACCTCTTGATTGGACAGATGAATAAGTCTGAAATAGATTATCTTCTCCAGATAGAGATTGATAAGGTAACAATGTAGGTACAGTTAAAGCCGAACAAGCCCTTGACTTGTTTAGCTTGGACTCACGCTTAGCATTTAGAGTCCACCATCTATCTTTAATAGTCTTTTCAGATTGCATTTATCTCTCCTTATAGGGGTCTATCTTGACTCTCGTAACCAGGTCTTTCAATGGTTGGCATGGCTAGATTAAATCCACCACCAAACTCACTTGATTCAGCCTTGGCTTGTCCTTGCATTTCTTGGAAGACAGCAGCTTCCTGTGCTTCTTCCCTTTCCATTTGTGTTTCTTTTTCTATTGCAGCTTCTCGACGGCGCGCTAGTTCTAGGTTTCTTTCACGCTCACGCTCTTGGCGCATTCGGTCTTCTGCTTCGCGTTGATACTGTTGCTGCAGTGCCATTTGACGCTGCATCATCTGCTCTTGGCGATCCATCTCCGCTTGGAAATTAGTTTGCATTCCGCCACCTTTTTTAGCCATAGCCGTCCTTCCTTTCTTGCTGCTCTAATAATAGTTTTAATTTAGACACAACCTCAAGTTGTCCTGCCTTAAAGCCTCGGTCATAGTCCTTTAGCTTTAAGTCGCTTTGGCTTAGGGTTATTGTCTTCTCCAGATACTGGATCAGATCTCTCGACAGTCTTAGGTTCTCTTTCATAATTATCCAATTGTATCTTGTGAATATAGCTTAAGCAAAGGGAAAGGTCGGGGTCCTTGACGGACCCCTGCTTCCACTTCAGCAATAATAGTTCAAGTCTGTTCATTTGTTTTCACCAGAATATTAAGATGGAAATCCTTTTCTCCAGGATTAATCTTATGTTCGACTAATTGTTCATGTAAATTATCTAGGAAAATACTCACCATGTTCATGTTATTAAACCCAAGGTCCAGGGAACACTTGGTTAACTTGACTAATTTAATAGTCTCGGCTAACGCCTGATCCATGTCGTACTCGGTTTCAATTAACATCTTTGGCATAGTAAACTCCTTAGGTTACCTCACAACCATTAGCTGTACAAGCTAGGGCGCGAGCATTTGTAGTACCATCTTCTGTCTCATAATTAGATAGAAGATTGAAATCAACACTGGTTGGCATAGCATCGTTGAGTTTGTTATACTCTTCTTCTGAGATTGCCTCGAATGGTGCTTGCTGATATACATGGTTATCCTTCGGCAAGAATGAAATGCCACTGACGGCATTCCAATGCTGCCATAACCAACCACCAATATGAAGGAACTCATTGTCGTTGTAATTAACAGTGATGCTAGGCTTATGATCACAATACCACAATTGATAAGCTAACCAAAGGTTAAGATGCCCAATAGCATTGATCTGTTGTTCTGTAATACCAAAGTCGGCTTTAATTGGGAATGAGAAAACCAGAGTATGGTTTGGCTTCATTACACAAGCCTCGCTTGGAATACCAGAATCAATCATAAACTTAGCCATGGGAGAGTTCTTATCCATTCTGATTCTACGAATATAGAACTTGCTATAGCGTGGATGTAAACCAGAGGCAGTCCCAGCAACGCAGCTAGTTGTACCTTCTGGCTTAATACAGGTAATAGACTTGGATGGATTAATTCCCAGATAGCTAGACCACTTCTCATTAATTTTTCTAGCAACAAACTTAAGTGCTCCTAGTAATTTCTGTAATTCTTCTGGACCCTGACCACCATTTGTCAATTGATTGTCAAAGATACCAGTCATAGACACACCAAGCAAACGCTCTTCCTCACAGTTATCCTTAAAGGAAGAATTCTTTTGGGATGTAAAGTATGTAAAGTTAGTTAGCGCACTCTGTAGAGTACCGAGGATTGCAGCATAACGAATCTTATCAATTAGTTGTGGTGCTTGATCATCGGGACGTACCGCTACGGTAGAAAGATTACAGAATTGGTTGGGTCGAAGGATGATCTCTGAACAGGGATTAGTTCCAAATTCATAGTGTGCCTTTCGTCCTGCCTTTTCTGCGATCTTTTGCATAGCTTCTCTATTACAGATACCACGCTCACCTGATCGGGAGTTATACAACGATGTCCATTCTTGCATGAACGAACCCATGTCTGGCTTTGATGTATAGACGGCTGAGTTGTTTGCAAGCGCACGATGTCCTCCCTTTTCCCACCAGGGGCCACTCTTGGCATGAGCCATTTCATAATCATTAAGATCACTAAGGGAGATAAGAGCCGAACGCCTTACCCCACCTGAGATAATTGAATCCGCAATTTGACAAACCAAATCATGTACTTCAATTGGTTTAAGTTTACGACCACGGGCTTCATAAAAGACATTGGCAGTAAACTTAATTAGTCTAATCAGTGGTTCTGGCCCAGAGGCACGGCCACCAAAAGTCTTAAGACGAGCACCATTTGGCCGTATTTTACTTACGTCCACCGTAAAATGCTTACCATTGAACAGTTGGTCAATAAAATACTTATAGGCATTAGCCCAACCTTCACGGGAATCATCTACTACAATGACATTTTCTACCTTTTCAATAGTCTCGCTGACCACTGGTAGGTTCTGGATGTTGTGTCTTTCAACTGAGAACCCAACACCTGTACCACAGGCTAGGGTATACAGGATGTTAGATAGATCCTGGGTAGAGTTAATAGCAACATAGCAGCAATTGTATGCAGCTACATCATCCTTATCAAGAGCTGGCCCAGCGGTCATAAGAGCGCGCATGGAACCAAACACTTGGCGATCCTTCATAGCCTGACGAATCTTACCAATCTCTTGCATTTCCTCTAGGGGTACTTTATTGCTAAGATCAAGACGATTAATTAAATAATCAAAGTATCTATCTACAGCCTCATCCCAAGTCTCTCTACGATTCTCATTGGGTAGCCATCGGCAATACTTATCTACGGCTACGAAATCTTCAAATATCTTGCTCATCAATAACTCCCTTGTCTAAGTTCAAAATGTTTCTAACTCCGTGGTTATTTGGACACCACAGGTTGATTGTATTCTTTTCTTTGTCATAATCACCATCCCGTAGGATACGGACACAACGTGCTTGTGACAAAGCAAACTCCTTGCGGAACATATCTAGAGGACGTTTATTCTCAGGTCGTTTAGCCCAATCCTCGTTCTCATACATGGTCATAATAACCTGATCCCATGCCTCAGGTGGATTGGCTTCCAATACCTTTAGTGCTTTGGCAGGACCAACCTTCCAAAGACCCCAGATATTATCAGTAGTATCTCCAGTCAGCCATTGCTGGTAGAAATACTTATCGGCCTCTTCTCCAGATACCAGGAGCGGTTCTAATTCCTTGTCTGGATTCCAATGCCACCCAGGAATCTGTCGAAGATCCTTGTCCACCGTTACTCCAAGTGCCTTGCCTGATGACACCAGCATTCCAATAAGATCGTCTGCTTCTAGGTGATTCACACATCGAACAGTCAGATTGGTTGCATAGATTGTCTCTAGTGCAATTGACATACAGTCTGGACTCTTGAAGTCCTCTCTGTGTTTCTTGTACTCTGGCCAAAACATTCTCCTATAGTTGTTACTACGGGGACACGACATAGCAATGTAGACTTTATCTACACCCTCGGGTGTCCAGTTCTTGATATCTTGGGCAATCCTAGTTGGTAGTTCGTCTACCCCTTCGGAATCAGCCCAGAAGGCAGCACGATAAGCAATGATATCACCATCTAAGATGGCCTCAGTTGGTTTCTTCACTATATTCCTCTAGTTCCATATAACCTAGATCAAGCCAGTCATCTAGATTATCTTTAACTAATTGTTCTAGATCTTTAGTAGATCCGTCGTTAGAGATAACACAGTCAAACAATGCGTCGTAATCATTGTTATCCTTACCAATTGCTTCGTCTACAGCATTGCCAAGTATTTCACTTTCGTGACTACGCCACTTGGCCTTGTGTTCTTCGAGCTTACGATCTCCTGCTGACAGGAAGATTTGGGTAGCTACAAGGTCACGACCCAAGGCAAGTTCATTCATGTATCGCACATCATCTTGAATAATGACATACTCATAATGAGTCTTACCTTGTTTCTTGTTATCAATTTCCTTAACCATGTACTCTTGGATTTGTTCATAGGTCTTGGTTACCCAGTAATCAGGATCCTCAGCACGCTTGCGAGCACCGAGTTCCTGACAGAATTCACGATATTTGGAAGAGTCCGTATCCTTGGTAATCCCAAGTCGCTCTGCTTCTTCTTTGATAGCTTTTGCAAAGGGTAGAACCACAGGGTTGTATCCCTTATCAAACACAGCACGTTGAATGGCTTGAGCAAGGGTGGTTTTACCCACCCTGCCCTTGCCACTAATTTGAATAATTCTCATTACTAACCTCCTGCCAATGGCGAATAATATAACCTAATCCAATATTGCCCTTGTTGTAATCTACAACCATGGGGTGTTCTGGATTTGAAGCTATAAACTCGTTTACTTGGCGCATAAAGTAAACTGCTTCAGTCACTTCTTTGCTCGATTCTTGGACTTACTAACAACCCGTAGATTCTTAGGTGAATTGTTTCTTGGATTTCCATCAACATGATCAATGTCTTTTCCATCATGTTTTTCAACACGGCCTTCGCGGGTAGCCTTACGGCGTACCTTATTGCGATGGGCTCGGTCTTTCTTTGATTTAGTTGATGATTGAAACTTCTTGTATTCGTCGTCATAATCTCTAGACATTAGTGTGTCTCCGACCAGTTAGTACCTACTTTAAATTCTGCCTCAATCTTACAATTACAGCGTAGTAGTTCACCAGCTGTAGTTGCAGAATCGCAGAGGATCTTACCTACTTTATTAGCCACATCTGGATGACATTCTACTTGTAGTTCGTCATGCACAGAAGCAACCCAATTAAATTTATCTTGACCAATCTCCATCCGAAGACGTTGATCAGCTACACAGGCCCAGCCCTTGGCAATATGAGCACCTGAAGATTGCAGCAAAGTATTCAGAGCAGCATGTTCCTTACGGACATAGACTGGTCGCCAATTGAATGGCATGACATATCCCTTATCCAATGTGTCAAATCTACAATTCTCAATCAACTTCTTAAGTCCAGGAATATTACTAAGGAGTTTACCTTTGGTTTGCTTAGCCTTATGGGTAGAACAACCAACAGTCTTACCAAACTTTTCGTCACCACCGCCATACAAGAAGCAATAGATTGCAGTCTTAGCTGTGTTACGAGAGTCCAGTTCCATAGCCTTTTGATTGTGGGTATGGATATCTCCTTCACATACTTCCTTGGCATACGCACCATTATCGTATGGAAATAGATAATGGGCAAGCATTCTTAGTTCTAGGCCCTTGAGGTCAGAGCCAACTAAGGACCAACCTTCTCGTGGTACAAACAATGCACGAGCTCTTGGGTCAGAATGAACCTGTTGGATATTGGGTTCTCGACTGGACATACGACCAGTCACAGCACCCAATGTGTTTATAAAAGCATGGATTTTTCCATCCCTACTAGATTTTGAACGTGAAACCCAATCACTTACTTGGCTCATGAGTTTAACAAGATCAAAGTAATTACAAAGTACTTTAGCTTCTGGATAGTCTAGGTTAGATAGAACTTCATGGTCCACCTTGGGGTTTCCCTTGTCGGTGGTGTTTGGTTCCCATCCATACTTTTCTGACAGACGCTCAGCAATTTGTTGTCTTGAACCTGGGTTGAAGACTTCGATCTTGTCCTTGAGGCGCTTTCCTGTTTTCTCAGAATGTCTAATAATGATCTTGTCTGGGAAGATTCGACGCATTTGGTCTTCGATTTGAGACTTTTCAATTAGCAATTCCATTTCTAGGCGTTCCGCCTTGTCAACATCAAAACTAAAACCAGCTTCTACTTGACGCTTGATCATGTCAGCAACGACATGCTCCATACGAACAGCACGACTGTACTTGATCATATAACTTTGGGAAGCAAAGTGATCCCAAATCTTAGCAGTTGCTACAGAATCTTGAATACAATATTCACCCATTTCCTTTGTATAGGAATCCCAGTTACCTTGATAATCAATCTTCTCTTCACCTAGAAACTTACCCCATGCCTTTAGAGAATGGGATTGATCAGGGGTTGGAGGATTGTCTCCATAAATCATACGACTTAGGATTAGGGTATCAAGTACCTGAGTGTATGGTTGTTTGTTTAATGATCCAAACAATCTTTCAATCAGGGGAATGTCGAATGCGTAGATGTTGTGACCTACAATCAACTCAGCATTCCTCAGGATCTCTATGCCATCTGCTAGGTTATCCTGCTCAAAGAGATATGTCTCTTTGGTTTCAATGTCACAGATAGATAGACACCAAATTTTTGTGGCTTCTTTTAGATAAGTATCTTTCTTACCAGCAATTACTTCATTAAGACCATTGGCCTCAATATCAAACACTAATTTCGTCATAGCGATAAAGCACCTCTCCTTCTGGGGTAACAACGAATGGTACATCTACAAGCTTGGATGTTTGGTCGTTGTAGAACAGAGCCGTAGCGATGCCACGCTTACCACCCTTACGATTCTTAAGGACTCGTACATTGGTTGTATTGCATGTTGCGGGATCTGGATGCTGAGCATTACGCTCTAGGGCAAAGACATTATCAGAGATTTGTGCAAGAGAACCTGAGCCACGAAGATCATTAAGGTTGATTCGATCACCTTCGTCTACGTTCTTGTCGGTCTTCTTGATATGAGCAATGACATGGAGGGTAACTCCTGTGCGCTCGACCAACTCTCGTAGCTTCTTCATTACGGAGTCAAGTACCAGTCTCTCATCATTTCCAAAATCAGAGCCGCTAGATAGCAGCATATTGCCCAAGAGAGTAATGTGATCAAGAAAGATGACTTTACAATCAAGGCCAACAGCCATATACTCAAGACGATTGATGATGTTATTGATATTAGCATTGCCGATATGATCATACAGGTACAAAGGCTTGCTAGAAATGAACGATTTAGCTTCATTATATTCCTCTTCGGTTAGGTTATCTTCTACCATATCAACGGTAGATTTGTTATTTTTCTTGCGAAGATCGTTTAGTTGACGCTGAGACATGATCTTACGGACTGGTTTACCAAGCCTAAGTGAGATAAGATCATCTACAGTTTGTTCTGGAGATTCCTCAAGGAACACAGCACCTACAGCGCGACCGTGGTTGAGATGATCAACAACCAATTCTCTGATAATAGTGGACTTGCCGTGACCCGTGGCTGATGTCCAAAGATTCAAGCGACCTGAATCCTGACCAATCATAAAGGTCGTAAGAGAATCCCAAGGATACTCGTAGACCTGTAGATCAGTTTTATTGTCAGACACAACTTGAGAGACATGGAGGATTGAGTCTGGACTGTATGTCCTAGCATTCCAATAAGCCTGTAGCAACTGAGCAGCCTCAGCATTTACCAGCATCTCATTGGGATCCTTGCGAGGCAGAGACATGATCTTAGCCTTGCCAGGTGGTAGAACTTCTGCTACATCACGCGCAGCCTTCTGACCAGGATCGTCCATATCAAAGCAGATAACAATAGTCTCAAAGGATGAGATATATTCATAATTATCCTTGACACATTTGACTGCAGAGTTGACTCCATTGGGAATAGATACAACTGGGTATTTATTCTCAAACAATTGAGCCATAGTCATACAGTCAATAGCACCCTCGGTAATTAGAATACGCTTACCGCCTGAGTTAAATAGATGTTGACCAAAGAACTGTAGGTTCGACGTGTCTCCAATCCATGCAAACTTTTTGCCATCGTACCGAATATGTTGTGCTTGCAACTCTCCAGAGGTATTGTAAAAATTCTCAACCTCCGCTCCAGTATTAGTGGTCTGGTATCCGTACTGTCTGGTAGTCTTGTCATTAATGCGTCGATGTGGTAGACTCTGGATCTCACCTGTTCTAAACTTTTCACTGGTATAAGTTGGTGTTTCATCTGTTACGGGTGTTTCCATCTTTGTTCCTTTGATATAAAATTGACAAGCATAGCAATAACTATGGCCGTCATCATACACAGCAAGATTGTTACCTGATGTGTCATTACCTTGTGCTGCACACTTTGGGCAGCGTTTACGCGATACTACCTTTGATTCAGTTTCCATATTACTCCTATATAAAAATTGACAATGGTTCCTGTGGGGGTCGAACCCACGACCAACCGATTAAAAGTCGGTTGCTCTACCAACTGAGCTAAGGAACCCAACTCCAGAGCCTGGATTTGAACCAAGACAGGGAGGACCAAAATCTCCAGTGCTACCATTACACCACTCTGGAATAGCTTCGGGGGGACTTGAACCCCCACGCCTTGCGGCTACGGATTTTAAGTCCGCTGCGTATGCCTATTCCGCCACGAGGCCATGAGACTCACTTGTGGTGAGTCTTGAAATAATTGTTATTATGATCTGCTTCTTCCTTGAAGCAGTCCCATCCCTTTTGCTTTGCGATCTCTTTGGGATATCTTGCAAGAGGAGAGTCTGCTAGAATAATTTCTGAACAGGGATTCGTACCAAATTTATTTGATGTATCACGACGATCCTCCTCAAGCACGATGATCCGTG